GGTTTGGGCTGGCTTTCCTTCGGCTAACTCTTGGCTTCTTGCTGGCTTTTTTCGCCGCTGGCTTCTTCATTTGGTACACTCTCTTCATGCTCAAACATCGGAGTACTCAGGAACGCGATCCGCATCTCGATCAATTCGATCTGCTCACGCCGCGAACTTGTGGGCGGGATCTGCGTGTCATCGTCCCACCACTCATAGAAAGACGACTCACCCTCCAGCGCCACGCACCTTCTCACCGCGTCGTTCAGGTCTTGCAGTTCGCTTGCCACTCGCGCCAGCCAGTTGTCTTCCAACCGCTCCCGCAGATCGCGCCGCTCGTCCACCGCCGCCTTTCCTCTCAGGTTTCCTTTTGTTGTTCTTGCCATCTTCCTGCTCCTTCCAGTACTTCACTCGTTCCATCAAATCCCAATACGCTCGGCTCGTCGCCGCGTCCAGCAGTACCGGGGTGGTCATGCCGTCGCCCTACGCGGACTCCCCAGCCCCGCCTTCCGATGCGCCTCTTCCTGCGCTTCATCCGCCCGCTCTTGCTTCTCGCGTATGCCAGTCAGCAGACGATCCAAATACTCGCTTGCGCTGATCCGCGAACTGTGCGCCCGTGCCTTCAAGAATTCAATGTTCTCAGGGTTCAAGCTATACCCATTTGAGACCTTCGTGACTATGCCCCTCGTTTTGATTTTGCCCATGCTTCACTCTCCTGTTACTTTATTGGGTTTACGACTACTGTCAAAATTCCTGGGTTCGGTGATCCGTCTTGCGTATGGTCGAAAACCATTACCATTTCTCCAGCCAATGCGCGTTCCCACCACTCAGTCGCGTATTCCTTTCCCTTGCCTATTGTTGTCTTTTCGGTCACGTTGTAATTCATGAATGCACTCATCGCTTTATCTCCTGTTTCTGTTTGCTGTGTGTCAGCAGATTGCTGACAAGCCTGATTATATGCAAACCTGTAATCTTGTCAAGGTTTTGCTAACAACTCATCCGCCACTGCTTACAATCTTGATGACATAATGTCAGCAAATATGGACACTATTGATAATTGGTTATTGACTGAATTGAAGATCAGGGATTGGTCACAAGCAGATTTAGCCCGCCATGCTGGGGTAAGTCGAACCGCTATCAGTGACATTATTTCTGGCAAAAGAAAGATCGGCAGGGACCTGGCTGTGTCCATTGCCGAAGTATTCAAACTCCCCCTTGAAGAAGTCTATCGTCGTGCTGGCATCCTCCCCCCTCAACCCGCCCAGGATGAAACTCTCTACCGCATTTCCCACCTATATCACACCCTCAAAGATGAAGCCAGTAAAATCCGCGCTCTCGAATTTTTAGAATTCCTGTCTGAACAAGAGGATAAGAATGATCGAAAAGGTAAAGGCTCTTAGTAAGGGGTATCAGGAAATCTTCCTCGCCTACCTCCATTTTCTCCACATGCTCGAACATCTCGACCCCGCCCACCACGACCCACAAAACAATTACCGCAACTATCAATACCACTGGGTCAGAACTCCGCTCCCCTCCCCATCGGGAGAGCGCCGATGGGGAGGGGCTGGGGGTGGGGCCCATTGGGTGCGCTAATGACCGAAGATATAAAATGGATCGATGCCCTCGATGAACTCCCCGTCGCCTATGTCGCTGTAAAGTTGAACCTCGATCCTCTCATCGCCCGCCAGGTCATAGCCACCGCCATCAAAGACGAACTCCTAAGCCCCCGCCTTCCTCAAACTGAATTCATTGAATACGTCGATGCCGTTCTTGCTGCCCGCTTCCAGCCTGCGCCACCCCAAAAGAAAAGGAAAATTACAGTCGGCTCCGTCCTCGGCCTCATCGTCTCCTGCATTCTCTTCCTTCTGGTCTACGGCTTCATCAAAGATACCGCCTTTGTTCCAGCAGTCCCCACTCCCCAGCCCGGCCCCACACTGCCCCGCCACACACCTACAGTCAACACACCCTTCACCACCTATAGCCGTCCAACCATCGCGGCTACTCCCTCCTGCCTGCCCTGGTCAGAAGTCACACCGCAAATGGAAGGGAGTAAAGTCTGTGTCTATGGCACAGTCTCTTATTTGCGTGAATACTCTGGCGCTTCTCAAATTCGCTTCGGCACTGACTCAGACTTCTTCTTCTCCAGCGGCACCATCTATTACCCGGGTGTCAAAAAAGGTGCTTGTGTCACTGCCACTGGTGAAGTCCTGCTCTCCTCCGAGAATGTCCCCTACATCAAAGTGGATGAAAATAAAATTCATCTCTGTGAATAAGCCATGAACTTCTCCATCTGGACCGCCGTCTCTTCCGCCGCCCAAGCCGAAGACGACAAAGAATCTCTGCCTGAGCAGGAACGTAAATGCCGCGCTGCTGGTCTCGCCCGGGGCTGGGTTGAAACCGTCCCGCCCTACATCATCCCTGGCGAATCCCGCACCCGCTGGGTCAACCTCCGCGATGCCGAAGACTCCATCCCCCCGCTGCGTGCCATGCTCGAAGATGCCAAGGCGGGCAAGTTCCACATCCTCATCCTCTACGATTACAACCGCCTGCGTGACCTGCTTGATCCCGTTGCCAAAACCCTCGCGTCCTATGGCGTCCAGTTGTATTCTGTCAACCAGCCCACCGAACCCCTCCCGCCCGAAGACTTCAACCCCTACGCATCCGACTCCGAGTCGATGATGCGCGGCATGTCTCAGATCATCTCCCGCTGGCAGATCGCAGACCTGCGCCGCAAGTATCGCTTTGGTGTGCGTGGACGTGTCGAAAGCGGGCTGCCCTCCCTCAAAATTCCCTACGGCTACACCAAACCCCCAGGCAGGGAAACAGACCGCAAGGTCATCCCCATTCCCCACCCCGTCCATTCTCAGATCGTCATTGATATGAAGGAACGCTTTCTTGCTGGTATGCCCATCCACGACCTCGCCGATTACCTCACCGAACGTTACCCCACCCCCAGCGGCATTCCAGCCTGGTCACGCACCTCCATCCAGCACATGATCCGCAATCCATTCTATGCGGGCAAGGTATCCTTCGGCGCTCGTCTCACTGTCCACGATCCCCGCCTCAATAAGAAGAAGCTGGTCAGCAACCCCGACCCCCTCACCCATGACGGCAGGCATACACCGCTCTGGTCTTACGAAGATCACCTTGCCATTCAAGTCGAACTTGCCCGCCGCTCCAGCCTCCCCACCACCGCGCGCTACCCGTGGTCTGGTCTGCTCTCCTGCGCCGAATGTGATCACAACCTCCGCCGTAAGGTACAACGCTACTCCTGCATCCACTGTCACACCGTCACCATTTGGGATCACGAACTCCCCGAGATCATCCCCCCCGCCATTCAGTCGGCACTTCGCAACGTCCAACCCCTCGACCTCACACCTGGCACCACGCCCCCGAACTCCGCCGCCATCCTCGAAGACCTCGACCGCAAGCGCAAGAAAATTCAACAAGGCTATGAAGCCGAACTCTACACCATCACCGAAGCCAACGAAAAGCTAAAGGAAATTGAAAGCAAAGTATCCGCCCTCAAAAATACCGGTGTCCAATCCGCCCGTGCCCAGGCTGAACGCCTCGCCTTCAATCACGCCATCGAAGACATTGCCCCCCTGCTAGACTCCCTCCCCCAATGGATAATAAAAGACGACCCGAAGGTCGTCTCGTCTTTGCTTCTGCGCCTGTTCAAAACCGTCAAGATCACCCACGAAAGAAAAGCAATCCCAGTACTCAGGGGATGAATCGCGGACTCCCATGGAGCGGTACCGTCATGGGAGTCCTAATCAAAAATATGGGTTATAAAAATCAGCGGGCGGCACTTGGCGGATAAACTAGAATGTCTTTCCATCGTCATCGGCTTGTATGGTCAAGCCTCGCTACCTCTCGTCCTATTGCACCAGTTGGACTTCGACAGGTTCCATAAACTTCTTGGGGTGCGTCCCATTTCCAATGTTTCATTTATCCGTTGCTGCCGCCCATATGGGAAATCCTTTGTAAAATGCGGGAGAAGGGTGAGGGGGGCACCCTCGTCCCGCGAGGAATATTCTACCACAACATGGGGTACACGTGAACATCACTTCGTCAATTGATATTCAAGTGTACCTCTCAGAATCACGACTCCCACAACTCTTCCCAGCCGAACGTGTACCAGTACCCTGCGTTGCTGTTCACATAATACTTCAATTGTGAACTCACATTGCTATAAACCATAATATAGCCCGTGCTTGACGATCCAGCCGTGTAATAAACAGAAGTCGTTGTCGAATCAGGATCAAACACAACAATGAAAGAAGCCGCGTTGTTTGCCTGGGCTGCCCCAATAACTGCCACCTTTACCCCTAGCGGAACCGATACAGTGAATGCGGTGGCGCTGGTTTGTGTGCCAGCCGATAAATCTCCCACTACCGTCTTCCACATGAACCGATTCCCATGCTGGTAAAATGCCAGAATATTTCCACTCCCGTCAGTCTTCACCGCCCCTACCCTGCGCTTGTAGGTGTACCCTGTCGGCATGGTCGGCGCGGTGGCACTGGTTGAAAATAGTGCATCCAGTGTACCATCTGTATTTTTTCGGATGATCCACACGTGGTACCAGGTGCTGTTCGCCTTGCTGCCAGTATCCAACCCGCCCTGATTGGTGCCTGCCGCCCATGCCGCATCCAGCCGCTTCGTGACTCCAGTTGTCAGTCGGAAGTTGAACACATCCGCGCTGTCTCTGCATGTCCCTGTTCCGATGTCGATGTCATTGTTCGCATCACTCGCATTGTTTGAAAGTTTGAACCCCTGCTTGAAAAGTGGAGGGAATGCCCCTTCCAGTGTTGACGATGAAAATCCGCTGGCGCTGGAAGCATTGTAAACCAGTGCCTTTCCGTCTTCGGCTGGTGGTAATTCGACGAATGTTCCCGGTCCCGTCCCCACCAACAGAGTCCCCTTCGCCGTGAAGTTGTTCGTCAGAATTCCAGCAGGGATATTGAACTGGGCGATCTTCACCCTGAGCACCGCCTGCTTCTTTACAGATACAGAATTGCCTTGTTTGGTCACCATAATAATGGTCATGAGTCCACCACCTTTATGGTTCCCAATCTCCAGGTTTGTTTGTTCCCATCCCCATAGTCCAGCACGATCCGATACCCAGCAGATTTGAATTCATAGGCGCTGATCTCCGCCTCGGTCAGGTTCAAGTTGAATTGTCCGCTGGCTGGGGTGTGAATGATCTTGCCATTTGCCACGGTCAGGATGTCGTACACTTCCCCGTTGGATGCGTGGAAGATTGTCATTGTCATTGTGTACCCAGTGGTATCCTGCGGGGTCACTTCGTCGTCTTCAAAGAAATTCACAGTCTCATGCCAGTCCCCGCCCAGCACCAGTTCAATATCATCTCTTAGGTATGGAGCCAATTCAGTCATTGTCTTCTCCTTGTTACACGTTCAACTTATCGCGCAGGAAGGTGTATGTTATTTCCCGCGTTGGGGTTTCGTCTGTGAACCATGCGATCAGCTTCCAGTGCTTGCGTCTCGCCACGTGGATCATCTCGCTTTGGTCTTCGTTTTTTCCAGTGTGCCAATACCTGCCCATCGGGTCGAGGATCGTCTTCTGCCCCGGCGTATCGATCAGGAAGTCCACCACATTCCCGCCCGCCCTGCTGCGCCCGCCGAACACGCCCACCTGGTAATCCCATGTCCAGCCTGTCTCTTCCTGAATGCGGTCCAGCGCCAGGCTGCACCACCATTCTTCCTTCGAGTCTGCCAGCATCCCACGGATATAGTAAGGCGGAAGGTCTGCCACGTTCGGGATCTTCTTCGCCCGTGTAGACCCCTCCTTCGGCTTCATCACCGACTCCGTGCGGTTGGCAAACTTGAACAGTTTCTTCGTTGATGTCACTTGTCTTTTTCCTGGACAGCTTCCGTCTCTGATAGAACCTGCCTTGCCTCAATGACAGCCGCATAAACAACCATCTGCACTTCCCTATTCTTGGACTGGCACGCTTTCATTACCAGCCTGCGGATCGTGTTCGCGTCTTCGATTGCCTCTACAAGTTCATCCATCTTCTTTCTCCTCCCCTCTCCAAACATGCTCTCCGTTTGGGGAGGGGCTGGGGGTGGGGCTGCTATGCCTCTTGGAAACTCACGCTCACCACATAGGTGTCACTGGTAAACTCGCTGCCGTTCTGGTTCTTGAACCCTACCTGGCGCATCGTTCCCATATTCATGAAGACCATCTTTTCATCACACAGGGGAGAGATTGAATTCAGCATCAGCATTGAGTCGTTCGATGCGTCCCCCCAGTCCTGCAATATCTTCAACTTCTCCGCTGCGGTGTGAGGGTCGCCCTCCTCCCTCAATCCCTGCGCCTTCTCGTCATCCACCAACACAAAGGTAAATGGTCCATACATGCTCTTCACGTCCACACGGGTCACGGCGCTGACGATGATCGCCAGCAGTGCGGGGGTCTTGCTCTTGTCTCGTGTGTATCCACGCACCCGAAACTTCAACCGCTTGGCTGCGATTCCGTAGATGTCGGTGAAGTCCATTTCCTGGGTGGGTGATGTGGTGAACAGGTCGTCAAGGCTGGTCCACTCTGTACTCTCATTCAATCGGTAATCCATCTCGAACCAGCAAATGGGTCTTCCGTTGTCCGCGTCTGTTTCAAGGTTCTCGGTTTGCAGTTTGATCTTCTTGATAAGTTTCTGCACGTCGAACATTCCCGCGTGCATCCGCGAAAGTTCAAGGGCAAATTCCCAGGCAAATTCATAATTCTCGTCCTGGAATTCGTTGGTGCTGTTCGATGGGAAAGGTAACCAGATCAGGTCATTCCCCTGAAACATCCACAACCTATCAAGTCCTGCGCCTGGTGTCACCTGAAAAGCAAGCGCCTGAATCCGTTGTCCCTTTGGCGCTCGGTAGCGTTCATGCCACCCGCCCGAATCCAGCACCGATGAATAGCCAGTCGTGCCCGCGTCCACTGAGATGAAGAACTTCCCAGGGTATCCCTGCATCGATGAGATTGCCCCGCGCCTGTTGATCGGTAACCCGTCGCCCAGGTTCGGTCCCATGTCGTCAACGCTTCCCGCGTAGTATCGTTCCAGTCCCTGCAACATGGGGAAGTAAAGGTAAACATTATTCCGCATTGGGTTGCTGCCATTGAACTGGCTGCGGACTGTCTTCATCTCTTCGATGTCCATCGGGTAGGGGCTGGTCGTCGCCTCGGGTACCCAAAAAGGAAGATCGGTTTTGAATACCAGGGCTTGTTCCGCTCCAGTCAGGTCAGGATAAACCACCAGCCCGTTGATGCGCCTGTACTTGCTGTCCACGTTGATGGCTGTGGCGAAGGTATGGGCTGCGGTTGCCCAGTCTACGGGTGCGCCGAATGCCACCGACACATTCCCGCTGGCGTCCGAGTTGTTCGCTTTCACGATCTTCTGTGCCTGTGGTTTGTATGCCAGGTACACCGCCTTGTTCGTTCCATCGTCTGCGAATGTTGGAGTCCACACGCCCGCCGATGTCTCGAACTTTGCCCGCCGAATGTTCACGCTGTCGCCCATTGCAAACAGGATGATGCCCTTCGTCGTCACCAGCACCGATGTCACGGGGGCGGTCAGTCCGTGCGTTGCCTGCGGGATCTCCGTCAGTTTTTCGCCCAGCAATACGTACTCCGTGGTCGTGTCGTGTGTGATGGTCAGGTCTGAGTCCAGGGTCAGTTCCGTGCCTGTGTTCGAGACCACCGTGCGCCAGGGTTGCGGTTCCAGTTTCCCCAGCCCATCGGTGATCATCACCACACTGCCTGCCCATTCGTTCGTTGCCCATGTCTTCGTTGCATCGATCAGCTTGCCCAACTGCCCCGTGTTGGCGTCGGCTGTTCCCCTGTCGCCCGCCATGTATAACTTCGGCGCGCCCGTGCTGGGGCTGACAACAAAGTACTGTTGTTCCTTATATTCAAATGCGATGCAGGTCTTGGCTGTGTCGGCTTCGGTCAGGCGGAAGTATAGGTCAATCGCTGCGGGGGTCGGGGTGCTGTCGAATTCCTCCGAGATGTAGGATGTCCCCGCCGCTTCCTTCACCCCAACCATCCAGTGCTTCTTGTCGTTGTCTGTGCTGGCTCCGTACACCACAAGCCAGTATGATGACCCGCTGCTCAATACCTGGCTGATTGTTTCATTCAGCCATTCGCTCATCACGTCCACCATTCTGGTATTCGCCACGGTGATGCTGGTTTGAAGCGTCCCAACGTTCCCGCTGTTGTCCGAGTAGATGGCAACTGTCAGCACGCCAGGCAGTCCCCGGCGTCTCACCAATAGCCAAACCTTTCCTGCTGTATACGATGCGCTTGCCACAAACTTCTTATAAATGTAACGGGTTGATCCCAATAACTGCGTGAAGCCAACACTGCCGGGCATGTTCTGGTCCTGCGATCGTAGCCCGCTGGCATATTTCTCCAGCGGTCCAGCACAGGCAATGTTCGGGCGTCCGCTCAAACATCGGAATGAGTCGTAGTATTTGGTACTGTCCCGCTCGAAGTCCTTGCCCGCCCGTCCTCCGCTCCAGTCGTCTTGAACAATCGGGGAGTAGGGATAGTCAAAGATGTCATAAGAGGATGACCCGCTGGTCTGCTTGTTTGCCGTGGTTTCCACTGGGATCTTCACAAATACACTGGGGTCATACAGCGGTCTGGGTTTTCCTGTCTGGTCGCAAGCCATCAAGCCCAGCACTTCTCCCTTGCGATTCTTTAGGGAAAAGTGGTGGGTCGGGTTCGGCAGGTTGGGAGATACACGTATAGGCATGGGTTATCCTCCAGCCGATTTGATTCTAATGTCAGGCCCACCGATGCGGGGCTGCTTGCCTTTCAGTGCGGTCAGTACCTTGTTCAGTCTTTCCTCGATCATATACTCCGCGTTCTTCTGATATTGCGAGGCTCCCCAAAATAACAACTCCCTGGCGGTGGATAGTGCCAGCCAGTCGCGGTTGATCTCTGCGTTGATCTCGTCGCCGTAGGCAATCAGGTCAGGGTGCTGAATGCGGGTGATGATGTGGATCGTGTCGCCGCTGCGGGGTGCGTGCCCATAATCGAAGACCAGCTTCCCGCCGCGTTCCCGCCAGTGAGTGCATTTCAATCTGTCTTCATAGCCCGCCCGCTCATACTCCACCCGCTTCACATTGTAGACTCCAGCGGGCAGGGTAAACTCCAGCGTCTCGCCGTCGCCTTCCAGCGTGTCGTCGTCGCTTTCCACGTATGCCTTCTCATCATCCAGCGCGCCATTCATGCAGGAGAGTATCTGTTCCCAGGGGTAGGCTCCCCGTGCCACTGTGTAACGCGGTCCTGCAACTCCCGCCGTGGTGGGTGTGCTGGTCGGGGCTGCGGTCAGTCCTGTGCAGGTTCCGTTTGCGATGCTCATGTTCAGGGTGATGTCGTTGCCTGCCGCTGTCTTTGTGGTCAGGGTGATGTCTGCCCCGCTTCCGCCGATGGTAAAGAAGTTGTTGATCTCTGTGTTCGCTGCCAATGCGGTGCGGATTTTCCCCGCCACTGCCGAAGCCGAATCAAGGTTCAACACTGCCACACTGAGAGTCTTCGGGCTGTTGGGCAGGTTCGCCGCGGTCACGATCACACCGGCATTCCCGCTTCCCGTCACGGTTCCCAACACGGTGGCGGTGATGACCTGCTGCACACATGGCACGGCTGTCAACGGGTTGAACGTCACCTTGCTGTTGGCGTAGCCCTTGATCTTCAATGCCTTGCCCGCATGGGTTCCACTGTGTATCCACAAGGTTCCCCGGTCCCAGTACTGGTTCTGCTGCGTCAGGTTCTCGCTGTCCTTCAGGTAGTTCGTCCCGCCGTCAGTCGCCTGCCCTGGCATCAGGTCGATCACCTGCTTCATCGCTTGAAGTGAGATTTCGGAAACTGTTGTCATGCTTTCCTCGCCAATACCACCACCATGTCCACCGAGTGATCCACCTTCCATTCTGCATGATGATAGATAAAGTCTTCCACTGCCTGGCGCACGGTTGCCCAGGCTGGGTTATCCCAATCGTGCAGGGCAATTACCTGCGCGTGCGGTCCGAAGTTTTCGAGGTCGGCACGGACAAATTCATAGCTGTGCCCGCCGTCTATCCATAACAGGTCTATCGGCTGCTTCCACGTCTTCCCGATCACGCGGCTGTCCCCTTCCAGCACTGTCACACTATGGACTCCGCATGACCTGGTGTTCTTCAATAGTTCTTCCTGGCTGGCTGGGCGTTCGGCAATGGGACTCCATGAGAAGTTATCCACCACTATGATCTGCGCCGATGGGTTGGCAAGTCCCAGCACTGCGGTCATTGCCCCATACAGTCCGCCGATCTCCACGATCAGCCCGCCTTCTCTCACCTGGCTGGCAAGGTCAAGCAATTCAGCGCGCTCCAGCATGGATGTCCACGCGGGGATGACTTGAGTCGTCGAAAGTATTTTGATTGCATCTGATAGTTTCATGTGATATTGCTCCTTGCCACTCCACGCCCATAGTTGTGGAATATGATCTTTGCCTGCTCACGGTGCGGGTGGTTCCAATCCACGCTCAGGGCTTTGTAACTTCCCTGGCATTTGGTCATTGCACGCATCAGCGCAAGTTGTTCATCCCATTGCTGGTATCTCATCCACTGCTTTCCCCATTCAGTGAATGTCTTTGCCGTGCTCTTGCTCTTGCGGAAGAAGATCACCCCGCTGTTGATGAACTTCTGCCTGGCGTCCCCTCCCAGTTCTTCGATGGTCGCATCCCGTTCCACCAGGTTGATCTCCCAGCCCGCCAGTTTCTTGTTGTAAAGCTGCCCCAGCGTCAGGGTTTCCTCGGTCACTGCCATGTCGAAGCTATCCAACATCTCGAACCCAGGCAGAATGTCGCCCATGAATTCAGTGTCGGCGTCGATGTAAAGGGTGCGCTGGTATGGACTGAGTTTGTACAGGTGCGGTTTGATCCTGCCCGCCCTGAATTGGAAGTTCTTCGCCTGCTCTGCATCGAACGGACTCTCTCCCTTCCACTCAATGAACTCCACCGCTTTGAGCGAAGTCGAAAGGCAATTGCCCACCACGGTCACGGGAATATCCAGCCCGATTTCATGCAGTGATTCCACGCTCTTGGCTACCTCACGCGCTGCCTTCTCACCGAAGCACATGTACACGATCCCGATGGTCTCACCGTTCACCTTATCCACCTTGCGCATGGGAGGGTTCTTGCTTTGCAGAAATTCCTCCAGTCGCTTGGCGGCTGTCTCGGGGCTGTCATATTCAAGGATGGCCTCCACTCCCTCTTCGCTGGTAATGCGGATCACTCCGTCCTTCATCAGGATTGTCGGGCGTGTTCCATTCCGCTGTCTGGCATAGTGCAGGTCGGCATCTGTGCAGACCATGATCGGGTTCTCTCGTACTCCCAGTGATGTCATGGAGTCACATTCAATATTCAGACTGCTGGGTAGAATAAATTTCCCTCTATATTGAACAGGTACTTTTGTCAACGCAGGAAATAATACTTCAAGCGCTTCCTGTGTTCTGGCAAATAAGTCTACGGTCTTCCAGATGTTTTTATTCATGGGGTTTTATGGAATGACCCGTCCCTGATTTGGGACGGGTCTGTTTTCTGTTTGCTGTTTCTTACTCGTTCGCCACGGCGTCGCTGCCGATTGTTGGACCCGCCACCAGGGTGATGTTCGTCCCAGGGGTTACGGTCATGCGCAGGTATTCAAGCCGTGTCTGAACCTTGCGGTGGTACACGCCCACCTTGGTGATGGGTTTGAATGTGGCAAGCGCCACGTAGGTGCTGTCGTCCGCAGACTCCAACACGGTGATGGCTGCATTGCCAGTCAATGCGCTGACGTTGGCGGTCAGGTTGTATGTGCCAGGACCCACTTGCAGGTCTACACTGGTCGGGCTGGATACGGCAGAACTACCGTCGAAGAAAAGCTGATCTTTATGGAAACTCATTTCACACCTCTTATGTGAGATTTCTTGGGCGACTCTTACGAGCCACTTGCCTGGGCGGTGATGCCATACACGCGGGCAATACAGCGCGGGCGGACGGTGTAGATGCCGAGAGGCCAGTCGATCACGTCGCGGTAGGTCACGCCGTCATTGAGCAAGCCCATATCCTTCACGTCCATGGCGTATTCCTGCGCGCCACCCAGTTGATCCTTGCCAAATTTCGCGGCGTAAATGCTGGTGCATCCATCGCCACCAGTCAGGGCGCTGCCGTCTGCGGCTTCGTCATGCCCGATGACTTTGGTACCAGGATCTTCGTCGGTCTCGTCGCGGTTGTAGCCCATCGGGACAAGAAGCACATTTCCATACTTCTTGTACTTCTTTCCGAGATGGTCTTCCGTGGTCAGGTCAAGGCCGGAGAAGGTGAAGATGCTGTTGTATTTCATCATGGTCACGCGGTCCATCATCAGCGCGTCACAGTCGCCTTCATTGCAGGCGTCCACCAATTCGTCGAGCAGGGTGATGGCTTTCACACGGGTGGCATTCACTGAGAGATCACCAGTCAGGTCGAGACCGTTGGCGTCGATGCTCTGGCTGGCGGGGTGCGCGTTCACAAGGCGGTAGTGCAAGCCAGTGAATCCGTCTTCATCGGTGGCGGGGTTGCCGTTGATGAAGTAATTGCGGAAGGTGCGCTTCATGGCAAGCAAATTCATTTCGCGTTCCCATGTGCGGCGATCCACGGGCTGGTTCTTGAGTTTCACAAGAGCCTTGTCCACGTCGATGTTCTGCCCCAAATGGAAGATGCGATCTTCCACGGTGCGGGTGTCGCCCTTGCTGGATAAATACGGGTTGCCCAGCTTGCGGAAGGATGGCTGGGGCATACTCTTGGCGCGGGTGAAGGTGATCTTCAAGTCGCCAGTGTCGGTCCACGGAAGTTTGTCCATCAGCGGGTCTTCACGAAACGCCTGGACAAATCCGAGTTTCAAACTGTCTTTCGATTCGACTGCGTTCTTTGCGTAGTCGGTAAGATATAGGGATGCCATTGGTTACCTCTTGGGTTATTGATCCTTCTTCGCTGCTTGTTCCAGGTAGAAGGATGCTGGTTTGGTTGGGTCATATCCTTGTACTGCGGTTGCTGCCCCTGCCGCTCCTGCGAGTCTGCCTGGGGCTTTCTTCTGCTGTGCTTGAAGGCGCTGCGCTTTCGCTCGGCTGGCGTCGATGGAGGCAAGGACAAACAGATCGGGGTTCCCGTTCGGGTCGTCCAGTATTGCTTGCATCCCTGCCCACTCCTTATCATTCGGAGTGACCTCGGTGCCGCCTGCCAATTTGAAGGCGTTGGTTTTGAGTGTTTCAATGAACTGCCCAGGGTCGAAGGGTTCTGTCGAAGGTGGTTGTGCCTGTCCGCTTTGCGCTTGCGGGGTCGGCTTGGCAAAGGCATTCATCTGTTCGTCTTCGATGATCGCCTTCTGCGCCTGCTTCACCTGGTCGTCAGTGAGATTCAGCACGCCCTTGTTGGTGTCGAGGGCTGCGAACCGTTCCGCGATTCTCTGGTTGATTCGGTTCTCACTCTTCGCCGTCTGTGACTGCGCGACTCTCATGGCCTCTTCACGGGCAATCTGTCTGAAGTCTTCGGCGGTTAGGGGTTTTGCTTCCGTCTGCGGTTGCGCCTGAGTACTGCCCTGGTCGGGAGTGGTCTCTGCAACTTCGTCCGCCTGAGTGATCGGCTCGGCGACTGCTTGGGAATTGGTTTCGTCTTGCATTTTTTGTGCCTCCTCTAGCACTTGGCAAACAAAAAGAGCGGGTCACACACCTTCAAGGTGTGCGACCCGCTCTATGTCTGTCGGTCAATTTGGTATTTTCCTTCCGCTCCCCTCTCCCTCTTAGGAGAGGGGCTGGGGGTGAGGGTCGGTTTGTTGTAAAAATTATAGCACCATTTTTCTTCCTCGGTCCTTTCAGTGTCAGGTCTTGAACCATGTTCGTCAGGTCTTCCCTGCACCTTTCCAGCCGCTCGATCCTGACATATAACTCTCGTATCTTCGCCCTGGCTGACATCAATTCACCGAGTAGTTCATACTGACCATCCACGTCCAGCGGGATTCCTCTCTGTGTGTTCTGCAACTTATATGCCATAGGCTACTTCCCGTACATCATCCCAGGCACAACCTCCGAAGTCAGCCAACTCTTGAAGTCGCCCATCGGCATCCCCTCGTTGATCCAGACCTGCTCCAGCGCCTTCGATGCTCCGCTCGGTAGCTTGCCGCCTGTGAATGCGTAAGTCCTCACATAGTCTTCCAGCATGGGAGGCCACCCGCTGGTATCCACCTGCTTGAAGACCTGCCCGCCAAAGATCGGCTTATATTCTGGGTAGGCTTCGTACCATCCGTCCTTCCAGTCCCAATACTTTTTCAGGTCTGGATGTTCCGCCAAATAGCGCGCCTTCTCACCCTTCGTTGCCAGGTTGTAGTATCCCTGCTGGGTTTCGTAATAGTTCGGGAATAGCCGCGTGCGGTCCTCGAAGAACTTGTCGGTCACCTGTGTGATTGCAGGATCATACAAGTCCAGCTTCGGCGTCGTCGGCTTGTTCCCCTCTCCTCTCAGGGGAGGGGCCAGGGGTGGGGTCTTGCTGGGGGCCTTCGGCGTCATCTGCCCCAACATCTGCGCCCACTGGGTCAGGGTGTCGATGTCCAGCGTCTCATAACTGCGCGTCTCTTTGTCGAGAAACGACTGCTTGAACATCTCGCCCATCTGCGCCGATGCTTCCTTCTTGTTGGTTGTCCCCAATTCCATGTATCCGTCCCATATCTGACCGATCAGGAATGACTTCAATCTCTCTTCTGGTTCCTTGCCCTTCGCCAGGTACGCTTCATACTCGGGGTGCATCTCGAAGAAGTTGTTGATGGCTTCCTTATCGCCCGCGTCGCGTCTCTTCCAGGCTTCGTTCCATTCCTCTTTCAAGCCTCGGTATTCCAGTTCACCCGCAGGCAATAGGCTTGCCCCAAAGAGACTCGGCAATGCTGCTGCCGCCCCTGCCATTGCGCCTTTGTTCAATCCAGCATACAGCGCCCCAGCCGTTGGCACACGCAAGGCCAGTTCCATCTTCACCCGCTCCTCGGCTTCGGTAAAGATGTCACCCTGCCGTTCGATCATGGCGATCTGCGCCTGCTCCGAGTCGATCTTTCCTTCTGCCACCATGTTGGCGATCTGTCGGTCGATGTAATAATCTCCATACTCGCCGAACTCAGGGATGCCCAGCTTCTTCTTCAACATTTCTTCTGGCTTTCCGATCAGCCCAATCAGGTCGCCCACGGGTTGCGCCCATGTGCCTTGTGTCACGGTGTCAATTGCCCGTGCTGTGTTCGCCAGTGGGGTGCTGGTGACCTCGTTTGCCTTGCCGCTTGCCAGTTTGTAGGGGGTGGTCAAATACCAGGCTGGTCCGAACATGGTATTCATGAAGTCCACGGGGTTGTTCACTTCGCTCTCGCGTCTCTGTTGTGCTTCGGCGAAGGCGCGTTCGTAGATGGTCCCGCTTCTTGTCTGTGCGGCTTTTATGATGTCGGCTTCCGAGTACTTCCCGTCTGCCGTCCATTCCTGCAAGATGCGTTCGGCTTCGATCTGCTGATAGGTGTGCTGCTGGGTCATGCGATCAAAGGGCTTCAACAGGCTGGCGGGTGGGAACAGACTCCCAATCGGGTCAATGTACAATCCGTCACCCATCCAATCGGGTAACCAGGGGGCGTTGATCTTGATCTTGCCGCGCAGTCTCTCGGGGATGTCCCGTTCATAGCGGTTCTGTTGGTTGTGCAGGCGGGCGTAGTTCGAGAAGATGGCGGGCTTATCCAGTGCGCGCATCGCCCAGTTGACCATCGTCCTGGTTTGGTAGAACTGGTAGGGGTAAACGGTCTCTGCCACTCGGTCGAACCCGTACCGCTTGCTGTAGTTGAGCATGGCAAAGTCGCGCTTCTGTTCTGCGTGTCGGATGGTCGCCAGTTTGGTGGTCGCCATTTCGCCCTGCACCTTCTTCATGTATTGCCTGAGTGCCTTCTGCCCTTCTGGACCTATGTCTCGGCTGGCTCCATCCAGTGGCTTCTCGCCCAGTTGGTTGATCGCTGCTTCTTCCATGTTCTTCAAGAGCGGTTCCACACTCTGCGCCCAGCCCTGATCCATTACCTCGCTTTGCGGTTGGAACTGACTGGCGGCATCATACGATCCGTGCTGCTGGTCGGCTTCCTGGAAGAGGGTATCCACCTTCGGCGCTTCGTACATTCCTGCCTTCATCCGCTGGAGTTTGTTCATGGTCTGGTCTGGACGAGACTCATAGGCTGCCCTGTATTGGTCAGCCTGTGCCCTTGTCACTGGCTGCATGAGTTTCTCCACCTGCCCTTCGTAGGGTGTGCCTCCCTTGCGTGTGATCTCCGCTTCCACTGCCGCCCGCACGTTGGGGTTTCTGTACTGTGCGTATTCCGCAAGCAGGGCATCGTTCTCCATCAATGCCTTCATGATCTTGGGCTTCGTGTACTCTTCTTTGCTCATGCCAAAGGGCTGACCATATTTACTATAGGCGTAATCCTCGAAGGACATCTTCGGGATCTCCACCTGTGTCAATGCCGATGGGGCTGGCTGCTCTCCTGGCTTGACCACGTGGCTGACCTTCTCGCCGCTCTTCATCTTCTTCCCCAACTGGCGCAGTCTTTCGGTGTCTATGGCTGCGGCTGTCTGCTGGCTTTTCTCTGCGTCCACCTTTATTTCAAGGTCGCCGCGTTTCAGAATGTCGCCATAGTCCCCGATGTAATATTCCTTCGGGTCGTAGCCCATGCCTTCCATCAGGCTGTTCAAGTCCACCTTTAGGTTGTCGGCTCCCAGCATTCGGTCGAAGACTCTCCGCACATCGTCACTGACTTTCACGTCGATGGCGCTGCCCGTGATGGCTTTGTACACGTCCAACATCCACGTGCGGATCATCTCGAAGGCTTTGTTCAGTTTCGGCAGGGGGGCTTTGCCCGTGGTGACGTAGTTCTCGAACCCGCGTGCAAACTTCTCCTCCGCCGCCCGATCCCAGCTTCCATCCTTCACACCCGCCCATTCTTCCACGGTCCGCAGGTCGTGCTTGATCTGCATGTTCCCCGTCCGCTCTGCCACATCCTCCAGCACACGGCGGAACACATGCCCATTCTCATGGACAAGGGTCGTAAAGTCTGCCGATTCAAAGGCGGTAATGCTGGCTTTGATCCCGTCTGCCCCAAACTTCACCATCCCCTTAGCGGTTCCGCTTGTCTGGTAAAGTGCCCCGCGTTCGTTTGTCTTCGCTGTGTCAAACAAACCACTGAACGCTTCCACCACTGGCTGCATTTCATTCTCCAGCAAATACGGATACCGCCCAGGGTCACGCGAGAATTCTTCAATGCCTGCCACGTTTGCAAGGTAATCATTCTGATAGCCTTCCTGTGCCATCTTGAAGATCGTATAGTTCTCGAACGAACGTGCCGCCCGCTCTATCACCCTGCTCCAGTACCCGTCACCCTTGCCCTTGTCGATCAATGCTGCCCGCTTTGCCATTGGTGAGTCATCCAGCGCCTTCACCAGTTTCGTGAAAGCCTCTGCCATTTCTGGACGCACCCCCTCCACCTTTGCCCAGTCTGCCGGGTTGCGGATTCCGTTCTTCTCTTTGAGATAATTGAAGCGGGTTTCAGATAGCCGCTCTCCCTTCGGGCTTTGGTAATAGGTCTCAGGTTGGTAGGTAATGTAACTGCCTTCACGCCCAACGGCTGCCCCGCGTTTCCGTTGGAAGTAATTGTCCAGCGCATGGAACCATTCATGTGCAAGAGATCCCGCCCCGCGTGTCTTGGTCAGGTTGATGACGATGTTGTCTGTCTCGTAGTGTGCCGCTGCGTTTCCGCTTCCGCGTGATCCGAGTCCCAGTCCAAGAGTCCCATCCAGTGAGATCGCCTTGGGGGGAATGTTCGTAATATCCGCCAGGTCCATCAGTGCGTCATAGGCGGCGTTCAACATTCCCTGTCTCTCCTTCATGTTCCCGCCCTGTGAAACCCAGTTGCCGAACTCCACACCCCTGAACCCAAAGGAGTCCATGAACATTTCAGGCGTCGCTTCCTTTCCCTTTCGGTAATCCTTTCCAGTCCTTGGCGCATTCTCCGCCCGTCTAACGTCAGTTTCTTTTACGTTGTCGCTTTCCTTCACACCTTCCCATGCCTGCACCAGGTCGGCGCGGTTCTCTTTGATAAACGCGAACGCTTCCTTCTCGTTGTCAAATTCCTTCAATCTCCGATAAAGCGGGTCGCCTGCTTTGTTGATAAACATCTTCCCGTCGCGTCCCACTCTCACTTCAAACTTCATGGTGGCGGTGGCGGGCTTCACTTCTCCGCCTAATTTCTCCAGCACTGCGCTGGTCAATTCGTCGAAGTTTGTGGTGTGAATGGTTTTCCCGTCCACCTCTGCCACGGCATAAGGCTTGGCAACTTTCTGCCCGTCCTTGTAGGTATATGCTTCTGGATAGTAGCGCACTTCCCCAACCCTGCCCCACTTCTCACGTGGTAGCTGGCTCAGTAATTCAGTCTTTGATACGAACCCTTCCAGTCCCACCCTTGCCCGTGCGCCTGATAGAACTGCACCCACACCCTTTTCATTGGCTACCTTGATTAGCCCCTGCACTTGCTTTACCTGCTCCACCCATCGCTTCAACTTCCAACTATCTCGCGGTTTGGTCGGGATCGAATCGCGGATGGCTTGGGTCATCGCTGCCAGGCTCACATCTTCGATGTTATCCACAATAGACTTGGGGAATATCTCAGACAGCTTCATCCGTGCAATGTCGCCATCACTATACTCCACCATCTGCACCGCTGCCTTATCCTTCCGTGCTCCCCCAAGTTTCTCACCGAAGTCAGTCAGTTTTCCCGTTGTGTTAGGTGTGGTTTGCACCTTCAACAATTCCTGCTGCTGTGGGGCTGTGTCTACTTTTGGTGCTTCAACCAATTCGGGCTGTTGTGGTGCTGTCGCTGCCTCTTGTTTTACTTCCTCGATCTTGCTGAATAAATCCAATTGGCGCGCTCCAACAGGCGCAAACATATCAAGCTGCGCCTCCTGGAACAATATATCCATCTCCCCGCGTGCCACTCCCTCCGCCATTTTCGCATCAAGTTTGTGGGCTTCGTCAAGTATGGCAATGCGGTCTGCCTTGTTCGCCTCGTTGCGGATCGCGTTTCTCAGTTCCCCTTCCCCGCCCCTCACCAGCATCCGCGCATAGTTCTCCGCGTCTGCCGGGGTCATGGTTCTTTCCGCTACTTCGATGCGGTTGTACGATTGCTTGAGTCCCTCTATCGGGTTGGTGTCGCCGCTGTCCGCCCGTTCCACATCCGCATAGTATCTTGTGTAGAACTCGTCGGGGTTCTCTCCCGTCTGCCTGCTCACCCATCCAGCCAGTGAGTCGCTCAGTTCCATGTAGGCGTCGGCTTGCTGGTCGTTGAGTTTGAAGGCTTCCTGAAACTTCTCACGCATCAACTGGCGGGTGGTCACTGCTTCGGCGCGTGTCTGCTGCTGGGCAATGGCTTGCTCTGCGCGTGTGGCGTTCTCTGCCGCCTTCTGGTATAAGGTGCTCTCCTCCACCTTGGCGGCTGTCTCGTCTGCCATGCGACTCATGTAGGCGTCCCACTCTTCTCCGCTGGGTGCCAGGGTCTTGTTCAGTTCCTCGGGAAAGTCACCGATCAGTTCATACATGCGGTTCAGGTCGCCGCCCTGGGTGGCTGCTGTAAAATCGTCCTGCCATTTGAGCATGTCGATGTTCTGGAAGTCGAACGAGTCGTCGAAGGCTCTCACCGCTGCCTCGGTCTGCGCTTTGGCAAGGGAGGCTTCATAGTCATGGGCAACTGGGTACACCTTGTCCCCGGTGCGGGCGCGGTTTATCAGGGCGGTGGTCTGTGCCACTCCGCCTATATCGTTCGGGTCGTTTAGGTCAATCGGATATCCTTCGTCTGTCAATAGGCGGGCGATCTCATCGATGCCCCTGCCCTTGCGCGTGAACACTCCAGGCGCGGTCTTCGGTCTTGCCTCGCCCGTGATGTCCTTTGCCATGCCCAACTGTAGCCCGCCCAGTTCTGAGATGGCTTTCAGGATGGTGGTGTTCTCGTTGATCCTCGGTGCCTTGGCGTTGGCTGCTGCCTGGTCTGCCCGTATCACTGCGGACTCCACCTGCTGTACTGCCGCTTGTTCTTTCACTGCCTGTCTGCGGTCGAGGATTTCCTTCACCAGTTCAGGTGTCAGGCGCGGATCGCTCAGTCCTGAAAGGTCTTCCACTCCACCGTATTCGGTTTTACGCAGGGCATTCATCAGGGCAAACTTATCCTGTAGGATGGTGCGGTCATACGCCAGCCCTTCGCGTGCGTAACTCTCCGCCACATCCCACACAGATTTCATTCGATCCGCTGCCCCCTTTGCCTCTTCCGCCTTCCGCTGCTCTGCCGCTTTCATCATGGCGTTGAACTCTTCCACGCGGTCAAGCTGCTGCTGTTTCTTCTTCGCCTCGGCACTGGCAATCGTGCGCGCACTCTGCTGGTCAGGCGTCACTTCTCCCCCCAAATTGCTCTCTATTTGGGGGGATGTCTGCGAAGCAGACAGGGGGGCTGGGCTTGGGTTTGGTGACTGTGGACTCCCACCCTGTCCTTCGTTACTCGTCCCGCCGCCCTTCTTGATGACCCGCTCCAGCCGTGCGATTCCCTCGCCATTGATGCGGTCGGCTTCCACGATCATCCCCACCTTGTCCTTGCTGTAATACTCCTGTTTGGCAATGTCGCGCTGATCCTTGGTCATTCCTTCCAGGCTGTTACGGAAGTCACGCTCACGCTGAACGATCTCATCATTGAACCTGGTCACTTCCTCGAACCATTGGCGCGCTGCCTCCCCTGCTGCTGGGCTGTACATCTTCTCATAAATTCCAGCCAATGCTTCACCCTGCCGCACTTCTGCCGCGTGTTTGTCTTTGAATGCCTTCTTGAACAGGGCGTCGATCTTGTTATTGTTCGCGTCCCATTCGTCCCAGCGGGCGGGGTTGTCGAAGTCGTCCCGCCACTTGTCAAAGAATCCCCTGCGGATCTCGCGCATCTGTGTATATGCCCCGCTCATGGATGTGTCCACGTCGCCGATGGCTGCCAGCATTTTGATGGCGTCGGGGTTTTGGCTCATGCCCCATGCTTCAAAGATACCCTGATAGTTTGCGGCATGGCGGGCGTACACCCTGCGGAATTCCTCGTCGCTCTGTTGGTAGTTCAGTTCAATGGCTTTGCTGCGCTGGGCGGGGTCGTCCAATAATTGCAGGTCGTTCATCACTTCGCCGAAGCGTGCATAATGGTCAAGCCAGGTGTCGGTGAATGCGGCATTGGCTTTCTGTGCCACGTCCAGGGCGGTGGTGGCTCCCTCCAGTCCCACCTTCTGCTTGACTGATTCGGCAATGGCTTTCAGGTCTTCGCCCGTCTGCATGTCTGCCCAATCCTGCGCCTGCTTTCGTGCCTTCTGGAATGCTGCCCGTACCCCGTCCGCGTCTGTCCTGCCTTTCAGATGGTTATCCAACACATCGAGGATGCCGATCTGGTCCAGCATGGTAGCCGCCTGTCCTGCGCTCATGCCTGTCTTCTGTGCCGCATCGTTCACAAGACTCCGCGCCTGCACTCCTTCAAACCGTCCGAAGAGTGCGCGTTCGATCTCGCCCTGGTTCATGCCTGCTTCAATGGCTGCATAGATTCGGTCTGGTTTTACGCCTAGCGCATTGATCGCCTGTGTTAGTTCGGGTGTCATCTTCGAGAAGCCCACTCCCCGCCGCCAACTCTCTGACCAGAATTGTTTCATGCCGATGGCGAATGCCTGTTTGCTTTCGCTTGCCTCGAACCAACTGGATAGCTTGCTGAATGGCATCCCCTTCGAGAGTTTGCCCAGTGCGTTCTTCGCATTGGTCAACGCTCCCTTGCCCTTCATTGCCTCGTCCATTGCGCTGGTCACCACCCCACTCTTGCCCGCTGCCATTTCAACCTGTCCGCCAATACCCACCCCTTCTTCCAGACGTGCAGGTGCTACGCCCATGCGGTCCATGAAGCTGTTGATCTGGTTCGGTGTCAGGTAGCCATAGATACCCGTGGCTGCGCGGTGGACCATGTTGCTCAGTCCGTTGGTGATGGCGTACCCAGGACTCCCACCCAAGAGTAGGATGGATTGTGCCTGCTTCATCAGTGCGGTGGTGCGGAAGAATGCGCTGGTGGCTTCGGGGCTTTTGTCGAGCATCAATCTCTTGGTCACCCACTCATCGAAGTGTGTGCCCAAAGTATCCAACATCTGCGCCTTCCACTGTGCTGGGTGCCAGGGTAGCGCGCCGTCACCAGTAAAAACGTCAACTGTCTGCTTCAAGGTGTCGGCTGTGAACTTGCCAGCTTCAATGTCTGCCAGCATTCCCTTTGCTTGTGGGTCTGTGCTCTGTCGTAGGCGTTCCACGATGCGGGCATAGTCCTGTTGTGCGGTTCCGTTCTTTGCCAGGTCGTCGAGCAGGCGGGCGGGTTCCTCTCCTAAAATGTTGGAGAGGGTGGTCAGCATGTCGCGGTTGGTGGCGCTGATCTCCCATGCCTGTGTGATGCCTTGTAGCTTCTCGGTAGCAAAGTCTTTCAGGGCTGGGAGGATGGTATAAAACTCGGGGCTGTCGGCAAACTTGCTGCCCAATGCGCTCCAGGTTTCGTTGTCACCTTTGGCAATGGCGTTCAGGTATTTGCCCGCGTCTTCGGGGGTGTCGAACATGGTCAGCATTGCCCCGATGTTTTCATAGAACATGCCCGCCCCAGTCTGTGCCCTGCTGTGTGGGGTTTGGCTGGTCATGTTTTCGAGGAAGCCTGTCTTGTTCTTCACGGAGTCGAGTAGTCCCATGTTGCTGGGGATGAGACTCCCCGCCCTTACTGCTCCGTTGCTGTTGATCCCTGCAATAAAGCGCGAGAATGCACCCATCTGATCCACCTTGAACTTCGGGTCGATGGTCATGGCTTGCCCTGTCTGCACCAGGGTCTTGTATGTTTTCGCGGCTTCGAGTGGCGACTCAGATAACTTGAAGGCTTCGGCTGCCACGTTGTGCCCCGTTGCCTCTGCGACCTTTGCCCCGATGGTGGTCTCTGCTTTGGGTAGCACGTTCAACGGGTCGGCAATACCCTGCCCTGCCATGTCTCCGATCTGTGCCATGATGCCCGTCTGCATTTCAGACATGACCTCACGTTCGTTTCTGCCGTTCTTGATTTCGTTCCTTGCCTGGTCCAGTCTTTCGACCCACGTCTTTTCAAGTTCTGCGGGCATCGATGCGCCAAGGTAGATTTCCTCTCCCTTGTATTGTTCTGGATTGCGGACGATATCCAGCAACACGTCACCATAGAACAGGGTCGGTAGCAATCGCTTGGCATCGTTCCAGTCCAGCCGTCCCTTTCCTTCCTGCATCCTCGCCTGAATTGCAGGCGCGATCACTTCAAAGAAACTGGCTCCAGCGTTCCATGTTGCCTTCGTGGTTTGCTTATCCTTGAACAGGTCAGCTACATTTTTGTTTGGGTCAACCGCCGCATTCGCCGCTTGTGCTGCTGTGCCGATGGTCTTCTCTGCCTGCTCTGCTGCCCAGTTCATCAAGCCCATGCCAGCGTTGACAGTATCCTTCACCTGCTGCTTGTCCCAGGTCAACTTCTTGTCGCCCTGCTGCCACCATTCCTTATTCTGGTCGTAGCCCCCCCATCCTGCTGCTGCTCCAAGTGCTGCCCCTAATACTGCCCCGCCTGGATTTCCTCCTCCCATGATTCCGCCTTGGATTGCTCCCATTACAGCGGGTCGGCTGCTTGCGTTGAAGTATGCTTGTTGCCAGTTGATGCCCGTGTCTATCCCCGCCACTTTTAGATTCGGAAGTTTATCCCATTGGAAGTTCGGGTCGGCAAGTATCTGCTGCTGTATCTCTGGCGAGTACTTGGTGATCTGGTTGTTCTTGTAGAAGTTCGGGTCGGCAAGCATCGCTTCCCTGTCACTCACTGACTGGTCAGTCCATAATGCTTGCCCACCCGTCACATCTTCATTCGTGGCGAACTTCGGGGTCTGCACCACCACGGGGGCTTCGTTCACATCCCTGCGTCCGATGCTCATCCCTGCTAAATTTCCAGTCTGCGCCGTCATTCCCTGCTGGGGTGCGCGTGCAGGGGTGAACTGTTTTACCAGTAATCCGTTGTCGTTGATGGCATATCCAGACGGCACCCCTCGGTTTTTCTGTAGCCGCTGTTGAAGTTGAAACGACTCCATAGATCGCTGATCCTGCTGACGGAATGCCTGCTGTGGGGTGAATCCAGGCGGCAGTGTATTCACAGTCACCCCCCTCGACTGCATGTTGTTCACTGTCGGCATGTTCTGGTTCGGTTGCCCTTGCTGCTGCTGGTCACGTTGTTGTCGTTGTCGTCTTACTTCTTCCGCGAGACTGGCTTGATTTAGACTCATAGTTCCTCACAAATGCGAATTGACTATCCCTTCCAGTTCAATTGAAACAGTCCCATGTCGGCGGGATATGCTGTTTGGGTGTATTGCCTGGGCTGGTAATCGGCGTTGTCCCAGCCGTAGTTCGTGCCAAACCCACCACCGCCACCACCGCGCCAGTATTTGCCATATCCGCCGCCATTGTTGACAGGTTGGTTCAATGCTTTCCAGCGGTCAAAGTACCCGCCTGCTCCACCCGCAGATTGAAGGTTGCCATAGTTATACGCATCCATCACTCCCGAAGCATTTGCCGCGGCGATACCGGGATCGGTGTAATTGTCGTAGATGCTTCCACCAAATCCGCCTGTGGCTGGCTGCTGTGTTGTGGTCGGTATGGTGGTCGGCTGTTCACTTGGACGGTATCCGCCCGGGTTCCAGCGTGATGCGGGTTGGAGCGGGCTGCTGATTGGCTGGGTGATGTTGTTTACGCTCCACAAAGACGGTGACGATACATTGGGAGATGAAGCCTGCCCTGGTCTCGCCCAGTTCGGGAGGTTTCCCTGTATGTTATTTACCCATGCAGGGCGGGGTGTTTCCTGTCCACTCGTGATGCTGGCGGGGGTGTTGAAGTTTGGCACGGCTGCATTCCCACCGCCAATTCCAGAAGGAGTCAGTGAGAAGTTGTCTTCATAGGTGCTGTTCCGCCTGCCCGCTGTGCCCGTGCCCGAGGCTCCCAGTGCATTCCCCAGGTTGGTGTTTGTATTGGTTACGGGTGTGCTGGCTCCCGCTCCTCTGCCTCTGCCTGCTTCTGCCCATGCTGGGGTTGTTGCTGGTCTTCGTATCGATCCATTATTATTTGCTTGCATATTGTTCTCCTTTGGTTGCACGCCCATCCACATGATGAGCGCAATAAATAAGAGTTGTTTCACTTCATCATCTCCATGAGCATCTTGTACTCGTCGGGTCGCTCACGTTGAAATTGTTCCTTCATCGCTGGCGGCATCTGTGCCCATTGCATCTTGAACCTGTCCATCATTTGCGGCAGGGCAATCTCCTGCAATATCTCGCGCATCACCACTTGAACATCCGCCTGCGCTTCAAGCATCACATCCCGCAGGTCAAAGGATTTACCAGTCAGGTTCATGGCTATCTCCTCTGGCTTGTCGGGATCATGGCGTCAGTCTTCGGTTGTGTCTCCATTCCTGGCTGCCCCTGCATCTGTGCCATTTGTTCCATCATCGCGGGGTCTGGCATTCCTCCGCCCTGAGCGATAGCCGAAGGGTCAGGCGGCATCCCATTTTGGGAAGGCATCCCCTCGGGCATCACATCTTGGGAAGGTGGACTCGCTGGGGCTGGGGCTGGGGGTGGTGTCGGCTTCTGTCCCATCGCTGCCATCAGCATCGGCTTCATCAGTTCAGGGTTCGCAAGTATCTGCTGCACAATCGCGGCACGGAAGTCTTCCTTCGTCTTGGCTTTGAACATCTCCTCGCTGTTGGGGATCTTCAAGATGTGCGTGTTCATCCATTCGTTGCTGATGTTGGTGTTCGCGGCTTTGAGGTTGGTCACTACCTGGGCATTGCGTAGATCGTCCTGTGTCAGGTTCGGCTCCAGCGTGACTTCCAGTTCAATGTCATCGGGGATGTCGTTCGGGGAGATCAGTGTATTATCGATGCCCTCCGCCTTGATCCGTTTCAGGATGTACAGCATGGCGTCCCTGAATGCCATGGCAATCCCTTCCTTCGGGTCTTCGGCTGGCAACTTGCTGGCGTTCATGCTGGTCACGTACCCGCTGAATGTGCTGTTGTCGGCTCCCGCTCCAAAGGCTTCGGGCTTGATCGTGCTGCTGCTGTTGGTGGTATCCATCAACTGTTTCAACTGCAACACGTCGCCGTCGATCACCTGAATGTTTTCCAGCTTGCCTTTTGCCGTGATGATCTTCACGCCCTGGTCATACTTTACGGTCAATTCGCTGGTGTCTTCGGGGTCTTTCACCAGTGTCGGTCCAGGTAATCCCTGCATGAAGATGGCAGTGAACAGGTAAGTCCAGAACAGGTTCTCGCGTTTGTCCCATTCGCCTTTCGCCTTGGCATACAGGAAGGGATGAAGCTGGCGTTCGGGTTCGTACCATAGGCTGCTGCCGCCACCGAAGCGCACGAATACGGGCAACTGCGCCACATCGTCGCTGTCCAGGTCAACCCAGGTATCAGCAAACAGTTCACCAGTCACACCTTCCGCCCAGGTCAGGCGCTTGTCGTAGTGGAAGAAGTCATAAACGGTATATTTTCCGTCCGTCTTCACGTTTGCATCCTGGCATCCCCATCGTTCTTTCAGCACGTTGCCCCTCACTTCGTACTTGCGCAGGTGTCCGATCAGTCCGAGTTCTCCCCATTCGGGATAGCTTTGGGCGGGGTTCACAGTGCCGATCAGGAAGGGCGTGCGTTTCTTCAAGTCTTCCAGCTGGCGCACCACGAACTTGTTGACGTTCTCTTTGTCGTTGCCTTCGCCGTCCTTTGTCTTGGCGGTGATCAGATCGTCCACGCTTTCCACGGTCAGCACGCTCATGCCATACAGCACAGAAGCCAGGTTCTCATCCTTCTCCACGCTGGCAATCCGCCGCTCATTGCTCACTCTCAGGATGGTCTTCAATGCGGCTTCGATATCGTTTGCTTTGGGTACGTTGTCCTTGTCCTTGATCTTGATCTGTATCTCGCCCGTGTCCAGAATGCGCTTGAGTCCAGTCACGTCATTCCTGCCTTGCGGGGAGATGGTGATCTTCATGTCGTTCGGGTCAACGTCCAGCCCCTTCGGTTTCTCTGCATTGTCCATGAAGTAGATTTCTTCATAGCGTTTGCACATCTCTTTGTAGGGTCCGTACATGGTCACCAGCCCAGTCGCCAGGGCTTTCATGTCACTGATTTCTTGGGGGGTTAGGGTCATATCGCTCTTCTTCCTTGCGCGGGGTGGGTTGCTGCCTTACCCTGCGGCTTGTTCTCTGGTTGTTTGAGGTTGGTCAGTAGATACTTCAACATGTCAAAGGCATCATCACCTTCGACCTTCTTCACATCTTCGGCATCCTTGCCCATCATTGCATCTTCACAGACCAGGGTTTCCATGCACTCGAACACGTCATAATATTGCTCGAAGACTTGTAGCATGGGTTTTGTTTCCCCTCCCTGGTTTGGGTCGGGTCCTTCTTCGGCTAGCAGTCTGTCTATCTTGCGGATGCCGTTGATGCGGTCGTTGTCGGCGAGGGTCAGAATGATTCCGTGTTCTTTGTATTCGTCCACGCTGGTCTGAACTTTCGCGCTTTTCTTTGCGGTCTTTGCCCACATGTCGGGGCTGGCAAATGTGACCGTGATCCTTTCGTCGGGCGGGGTCATGTCGCCGATCATCTCTGCCTGGGCTGCGTCGTATAGTTCCTGTGCTTCCACTGCTCGGTATATGTAAACCCGTCCTGTGCCTGGGTCTTTGGTTGCCCACCCCACAACCATCGGATGCTTATACCCATAGTCCAATGCCCGCCACTTTGCCCAATGGCTGGGGATGGGGAAGGGCTTGCAGGTCATCCGCTCTTTGATCCATGTCGGGAATCTCTGCCCAGCAAACACGCTCCAGTCGCCATATCTCAATGCCTTTGCCACGGCTTGGCTGCGCTTCATCAGTCGGCTTTCATACTCGGGGTCTGCTGCGTTGCCGATGCCGTTGTCTTCGAGGAAGGCGGGAATGAAGTAAACCTTCTCTCTCTGACCGTTCTTGTTCATCACTTCCTTGACCGTGTTGTGATCCCCCAGCTTCTTCTCCATGTCGAATTCCTGGCTATACCATTGGTGTCCGATGTTGCCGGGGTTGGTCAGTAACAGGGTGAACGGTTTGAATCCCTGCTCTTTGATCTCGCCGCTGGCACGGTTACGGGTTTGCAAATAGTCAACGATGAACCAGGTAAAACTTGTAGCTTCATCTACGATCAGGATGTCGGGCTGGCTGCCCTGATAACTGTACACATCGGCTTCACGCTGGCAATGGCGAAGGTAGAAGGTGCTGCCGTTCGGGAAGTTCCATTCCTTGCCGCCATCCCTGTCTCTGGCAATCCCTCCAAATATTCCCCTTGCCTTTGGGATGATCGCGCCTGCCCCTCCCAATTCTGAGTAAGTGCGACGGTAGAAAACAGACTGGCATCCCGGCCACAATTGGCTTGCAATGTTGACCAGTGTCAGCGCGCCGTAACTCTTGCCACCATAAGCCGCGCCACCATAGCCTATGATCCCTGCTGCTGCTGCCCGCTTCTCTCCCGTTGCCCGCCACATCGGTACCATCTGCCCATAAAACTCGTGTTCCCCTGCTGGCTGGCAGGGGAATCCACATGCTTCAAGTAACCTGGCTTGCTTCTCCTGCACCAGCGGGAAGGCTTGCGGGTTCGTCTCTTCTGGCATCAATCCGCTGAGGAATAATTCCAGTGAGTTCACGGATAAAATTCCTTCGGGTGTTTGTATCAGGGACATACTTCTCCAGTAATCTTAGGACTGCCGCTTGAAAAAACCTTATCTCATTCGCGGTCAGGGCTTCGTCGTTCCGCATCTTGGCGATCTTCACCGCTGTGTTCACCACGTCCGTGGTCAGTGCGTTGACGTTTGCCAGTGCTCCAGCTGTGAGTTTCGTCTTGGCGTTGATGATCTCCAGGTATTGTTCCAGTACTGCGCGTTGTGTTGCCAGTTCTGGAAGCAGGTCCAGCGGGGCGGTGTCGGCGCTGGCTCTGTCGAACTTGGCTGCCAGTTGGTTCTTGAATGCGGATGCGTATCGCCCGTGTCTAAAGTTCGCGCTGTCGGGTCCGCTTGGGGTCTTGCCACCGTGAAGTCGGCATCGACCGTTTGCCATGGGGGACTTCTGGCAATGCGCATTCTTGCCTCGAAGTTTCGCCCCGCAAACTTTCTTTTCCATAGGGTGTCCTCAACTTACGAATGTCCATAGGGTTTCCTTCTAGCCTGGGTAACCCATCGTCCGCGCCCAGGCTTCCAGTTTCTCGATCCGCTCCAGCATTGTTTCGCTTTCCGAACTGGTTTCCTGAACGGCAAAGATCATGTTATTGCCTATACTCAGGCAGGTATATTCCTGCCGTCTGTCGCCCGGGTTGTCGCTCACCCGTCCCCATTTCTGGAGTCCCGTGGAGCCTTTCACCTGGTAGGTTTCGTACACTGTGAAGCCTTCGCCCTTGCTCATCTGGCGGACGATGTTCTTGGGTTGGGTGCTGTCCATCTGTGAGCGGACGTTCAACCCTTTGCCGTTGGTTACAATCCATTTCTCTGTCATGTTTTACTCCTCGGTATGTGCCCAGGTTTGGAGTTTGATGGGGTGGCGGATGAATGAGGCGGGCTGGATGTTGGGCAGGTGGCTGCTGAATTGGGCGGAGAGTCGTTCTGCCCAGTCTTTCAGGTCCGCGTTTTCCTGTCGGTATTCCTCGTTCTCGCGCCGTACCTGGTTGATGTCCAGCCGCAGTCCTTTGATTTCTTCCTTGTCCTTTTCGTGCTTTTCTTCAAGTCCGCGTACCCTGTCCATCAGTTCGTTCACGTGTTCAGCCCAGCGATCTGCTACCTGTGCATGAATGGACTCGGTCTCTGCCTTTGCCTTCTCAGTTTCAACCGCCACTTTTTCGGTCTCGGTTTTTACCTTCTCGGTCTCGGCTTCGTTTTTTTTTCGACCCTGATATAGGGCGACCAATCCAGGCAAGCCCATGATGATCGCCACAACAATCGGGATTAGGTCGCCCCAGTCCATACGTTAGCCTGCCTGTGGGATGGTCTCGGGTGACTTGAATAATGTGTCGTGTGTCACGTTCGAGAAGAACATTATGATTAGTGACGTGACGATCTTCACCAGGCTGGGATCAAACCCATCGAGCAGGGTAAGGTATTGGGTCAGGTCAACCTTGAAAAAGTATGTCACTCCCACCGCCACCACTGCCGCCAGGAAGAAACTGCGTCGGTCTTTGAAGTTGAAGATGGGGAATTTTTCGCCGACTGCGCGCAGGAATTCCTTGAACAACTGCGTGCCGCGTTCGGTGCCAATGCCCAACACGATCAGGGCAAGAAGCAATTTCAGTACTCCGACAAGAATGGTAATAATTGGGGTCATGCCTATCTCCTTTTTGAATATGCCCGAATCAAAAAAGACGGGGCAGTCCCATTGCTGGGACTGCCCCGTCTCTATGTCTGTCGGGCTTGGTTATGTTTTCCCCTCCCTAAACGTGCCCTCCGTTTGGGGAGGGGTCAGGGGTGGGGCTGTTGTCGCTTGAAATTATAGCACCACTCTGCCCCTGACGTTGTGCCTCTTCCCCTTGTCACTGCGGGTCTTGACTCTCCGCACCTTCTCCTTTTCCTTCTTCTCCTTCGCCCTGAACACAGTCGAAGGGCGGACGACTACCGCCCCATGTTCCACCGCTTCCTTGCGGATCACACCCGCCATGTTCGGCATGTGCTTCTCTTCGTACTCGTCTGCCAGTTTCGCCAGGCTTTCCCAATCTCCAGCCACTTTGTACATCTCGCGCCTGTCGTTCAGCTTGCCCAGCATCTCGATCCGCTTCAATACCGCAGGCTTCACCGCGTCCAGTCTCACCCGCTCCCCGTCCACATTGCGGATAAGGATCATCCCTGAGCGATAAGGTTCCACATTCATGGCTTCACCATACACAGCACCACTTCAAAATCAATGCGCGGACTCCCGTTCTTCTCTGCGATTCTGCGGAAGAAACTCTTGCTTTCCTTCACGTGGACTCCGCCTTCGAGTGTCATCTGCTTGCCGTGTACCAGCATGGCGTGATGTTCGTGCAACGTCTCGAACCCTACCGCCTCGCACAACTGCCGCCACTGGTCACAGAATGGCACCACCTTCTTGCTCTTCACGTAATCCTTCACCACCCAGCAGGCATGTCCGCCAGGGGTAAGACTCTGATACACCTGCTCCACGATCTCACGCGCTGCCAGCCAGAAGTCGTCTCCGCTTTCTTCAGCCAGTTGCCCTGCAGTTGCACCGTAGGTCTGGTCACGCTTCCCGATCTTTTCCATGTCTATCGCCGAGATGTGTTCTGCATTTGATATACCCATCTCACGCGCAAGTTCCCGCCTGCTGCTTGCATCCACTCGGTCACGCGAGAGACTGGACTCGAAGGGCGGACTGGTCACCGCCGCATCAAATCCTTTGGCTTCCATGTTCGCCAGCTGCCCGTCTGTCTCGCCTTGTTCCTGATATCCAAATCCTTGCGCAGATCTCGCCGCGTTCTTTGTTCTTTGCAATGCAGAATTGGTCAATGGATAGTCAGATTTTCCAGTCATACTATCAGCAATTCCATGCCCTTCTGCTTGCTGGGCAAATGGCGGACTGCTTACCACCGCCTCGAACCCTCCCCCCTGCATGTGGTGAAGCTGCCCGTCCGTGCGACCATACCCGCCAGCCTTGTGATTCCCTGCCGCGTGCCGTTCGTACATGGCGCGGTCGATCACTCCGCCAGGCTTCGGCTCAGGCGTCCCTCCGTCCGATTGCAGGAAGGGCGGGCTGCTGATCGCGGCTGTAAATCCGTCGCCTTTCATCATGCCCAGTTGACCCACTGCCCGGCCGTAGCCCGTGGCTATCGCTTCCCGTCCAGCCGTGCGTCCCTTGCCGCCTGTCTTGCTCTTGCTGTAATCAATGCCGCTGCCCTTCTCGCTGGTCTGGATCGACTCCGCATATGGCGGGGATGTCACCACACTTGACACTTGACACTGGAGCACTTCCCCCAGCTTCCGCGAGTCCCCTTGCCTCAACTCCGCCGTGCCCCACGTGGGCATTGTCCCATAGCGTTCACCCCAAAGGTGAATATTTTCCTGCCCGATCTTGTGGAACCGTTCCTCCAGTTCCACCCCATGCCAATGCAATCCCAGCCGCATCGCATCGTAAGCGCCCAGCGCCACCCCTCCGAACGGATCGATCACAGAATCCCCAGCCTTCACCCAGCCCTCGTCCACCAGGTGCGCGTAAATCCTGCGGATCAATCGGCTCGAAAACTTGGCGGGATGCGCCATCGCCTCTTCCACGATCACGCCCTTCCAGTTCGACGGGTAGCACCCCATCCAATCGTCAACAATTCGTTGATTAGCCCCCCTTCGTCTCGCTGCCTTAGCCTTTGGGGGATAGGTGTACCCGTAATAGGTGTGCTTCGCTTTACACTGACACAGCTTTCCGCCTCCAGCCAGTGACCACAAGTAGGCAAGAGTCTCTGCTCCGCAGAATGGGCAAGTGATATAGACTTCACTTCTCCCAACTGTTGATCTGCCATACCTGACGGTATGCTCTCTTGCTCCTTCCCGCACTGGATGTACTTGGCTTATGTCTATCAACTCACTCCTGACTTGTTCGTTCATGGTTGATCCTTTATCGCCACTGGCTTGATCGCCGCCACATTATCCGAGGCATGGAAGAAACGCACATACCCCTTGTCATTGATCTCCACGCTCAACGTTTGGCTGCACTGTCGCAAAATGGCGCGGTCCTTCACCAGCAGAAGCAACTCCGCTACCTGCCTGTATTGCTCAGGCGTCAGGGTCATCATCATCTGCAACGTCGCCAGCTTCACCACTTCGATCTCGCTCTTCCCCTCTCCAAATGTACTCATTTGGGGAGGGGTCAGGGGTGGGGTCTTATTCATCGTCATCCTCCTCATCATCGCTCATCGGCTTATAGTAGGGGCTGGGTTTCACCTTCTTGCCCACCCGATACAACTCTGCATTCATGGCGGTATGTGCGTACACGTAGCGCTTCATCGTCTCGGGGCTGACCTTCAACAGGAACGCCCCTTCCTGGTACACCGTGCTCAGGTCCACCGCCTCGCCGCCGTTCTGAATAGCCAGGTACTTCACCAGTTCGATGGTGATCTGCTCTGCCGTGGTCTTGAATTCTGTCGGGCGTTCCTCCTTCAACCACTCCATCCGCTGGCGGATTTCCTTCTTTACTCGTAACGGCTTCGCTTCCCGCTGCACCAGGTACATCCCCTCCCATGTCTGCTTCGCTGGGTCGAATACCAACGCATTCCCATTGTCTTGAAACGTCTTGCCTTTCCTGTGAAAGTTGATTGCTGACATCGCTTTTTTCCTTTTCAAAAAAACACACACATCACACGACTCATATATTCTTAAGTAGAAGGGACCGCAAAAATATAGTGCGGCATCCCGTGAACTTATGGGGTGGCGGAGAATGTAACCACCCACACCCACGGGTTCACATCCCAGCCGAATCCGCGCTTTTCGTTGATGGAATCCCACAATGCGCCGAACATACCTACCGGCGTATCGTCCCCCGACATCCACACATCGAGACTGTTTTCGTCGACTCCTTCTGCCTTTGCGTCTGTCTCGCTGATATCTTGCACCCGTTCCACCCGCACATCCATAACCTTCAATGTGATGCGGCTTGCCCAACGCGGCATGAAGATAGAAGGCTTCCACTTGTAATATCCACCATTCGGATATTTTTCAGAAGCACGGTAGACAATATCAATTCCGTGGTGTGGCAGGTCAGAAATTTTTACCCCATCCCAATTTCCAGAAACTGCCCATGTCTCGCGCACCCACAGATGATCTCCTGGCTGACCGTACTTGCTATTCTGAATAAACCATTCAGGTTCATCTTCTGGACTACGGCACAATTGCAACTTAGATGGGATCACTCTCCGCGTCTGTGTCTTGCGTCCTTCGAGGATCGCCCGCACCATCGGCGCGGAAAATAATATTGGATGCGTGTTCATTTTGGAAACTCCCTGATCCGTAGATCATAGGGGATGTCTTCCAGCTTATCCCGCTTGTTGGGATGCCCACCGCCCTGCTTCATGAAGAACATCACGCCATACGCCCGGCACTCTTCGTATATTTTGCGCGCCCAGTCCCACTCGAACGGTCGGCAGTTCGGACCACTCTCGCCCTCCACGATCACCATGTCCCACTTCTTGATGTCGGGAATGGTGATCTCTTCAAGCAACGGACCCGCTGAAAGGAAACGAATACACGGCCCTACATTCAGCAGTGCCTTCGTCCTCTTGTCGGCTTCCGCCTGGGTCTCAATGGACGTTCCGATCCATACGTTCTTATGAGTTACCAGCCAATGGTTGAACGGTTGCACCACTGCCAACGCTCCCAGTTCCCGTATCTTCTCGGGTCGCTTCGTCAACAACAACCAGTCAAGGTTCGGGGTCGCCTCGATCATCTCGAACAACTCCGCCCGCCAGTCCATCACCTGCGGATTGTCCTCGAACACATCCGCCATCGATGCGCAGAATACCCGCTGACGGGTCGGCTCGACCTGCCTCTCCTTCGCCCGTTCCTCCAGGCAAACAGGGCAGAACCGCCTTCCATCCTTCACCAACTCAGGCGGATAGTGAAAGTCTTCCTGGTAGCATTCGCCATCTGGAATCATGGTCAAATCCTTCGATCCCCTCCACCCGCATTCTGTACACTGGAACCACTCGTCCCTGTTCCACTTCAAAGGCTGCTTCCAATACGCCGCGCTCGTCTTCACCCGCTGCGCGCTCGGACCCCACTCCACCTTCCCGAAGTGATGCGATATGGACTCCGCATAACAATGCTTGCATCCCTGGCTCACCTTCGTACACCCCTGCCACGGGTTGAACGTGTGATCCGTCCACTCGATCTTCGAGTTATCCATGCCAAACCTCCAGCGGTTCCCTAACCCATACACCACCAGTGGCAAAGACCTTTCCTTCTTTGGCTTCGATGTGTATCCCGCATGAACATGTTTTTCCCATGCCTTCCTCAACATAGACTTTCTCCGTGCAAATACAATTGACCTGGTATTCATCTGCCCCCATTGCGATCATCGCCTCGATTGCCTCGCGCACTTCTGGAGTTTCGTAGGTGTCATAGATAAACGCAATCTGTTCCACGTTCATCGGTAGCATGTCTTCAAATACATTGCTTGTAATATCATTGCTCATCTTGGGTCTCCGTTTCTTTTCCTCCCCCACTTTGGGGGAGGGTAGGGTGGGGGTCGGGACAGGACGATGGAAGCGCCCTGTCCCTCTAAGAAGGAGGCTATCAAGTGTGGCGCTGGAAGCGACTCACACCTGTAATAGCTAACTAAAACGCTGGAAGTGACTGTTCCATGAATGGCGTTTCCACCAACTCCACAGACTCACTTCTCGGACTCTCTCGGTAGCCGTATTTGTCCACGGCTTTTATCTCTTCCCGCGCTGGCTTGTTGTACGTCTGCTCCAGCCAGGCATCCAGCAACTCGTCAGGCTCCAGCGCATCCAGCGCATGGACCTGCACGAACTTGGCAAAGTCCACCATCAGCCGACGCCAGTGATTCTCCGACAGTCTCAAAAGCAGACCACTGCGCCCACGTGTCGGCCAGTCCATCGGGATGTTGTCCTTCTCCCCCTCCAATGGTTGGATGGTCGGCAGGTCTGGCTCATCACTCATGCCATCACCGCCACCGCCCATTCCTTGAACTCATCCTTCGGCAGGAACGCGCTGACCGCCTCCGCCTTCACTGCCTTCTCGATCTTGTCCTTCGCCTCGTCCTTGTGTATCCCCCACTTCTCCGCCGCGAAACTGACAGCCCGTTCACTCGTCGCCTCGATCCACTCCGCTCCACGCATCCACGTGGTCAGCATTCTGGCAGTAGCTTCCCCTGGCTTCGGGATCACCATCCCCACGGGCAGGGTCTTACAGCGGCTCTTCGTCACCGTCGCCTTGTTGTCCAGCCCCATGTCGAACACAAGGTCAAACTCGAACTCGAAGTCTTCCCGCTGAATGGGGCGCACACCCACCCGCGTCAGCTTGTTCTTGTTGGTCTTCTCGTCAAGTTCCATCACGTGCTTCTGCTTGCTGCGGATCGTCCCGATGATGTTGATCTTGCTGTGGATGATCGCATCGATCAGCTTCTCATAAAGCGGATCGCCCGCATCATTCCAGGCAATCGCCGAATTCCCGCTGCGGCTGGATGCTGTTATCCCGTTCACGATGGACAGGATTCCGCCCTCGCCTTTCCAGACATGGGTCAGGCTGTCGATGATGAGCGTGCCATACCCCGCCCGCTCCGCCTCATGGATCGCATCGATGTACTTCTGCGGGTGGTAGGGCGCTTCCATCACATCGCTATCGAACTTGAAGTCGTTGGCGTATAGGCTGGCGCTGTCGTTCTCGGTATCCAGCACCGCAATCTTCCCGCCCAACCATGTGGCAATCGCCAGGCTGGTGTACGTCTTCCCGCTCGAACTGATCCCCGTGATCGCTAATCTCAAAAGTCCTTCTTTTTTCTTCGCTGGAGTAAACATTTTTCCATTCTCCTTTTACTAAACTACTTCTCAATCGGCAGATGATCGAACGGTCCAGGCAATGGAAGCGCCTGCTGCTGCGGATTCACCACCACGGTCAGCGGTCCCTTCCCAATGTAGAACGCCAGGTCTTCCGCTTTTCGTCGGCTCTCATCGTCCAACATCATCACCAGCGTGATCGTCACTTCCTTCTTGTGCAGGTTGATGTTCGCGCTTTTCGCATGGGCATGGTTCAGGGTTATCATCTTAGTTCGCCATCATCCTTTCGCCGTGTACCCTTCTGGCTACACGCTTTACTTTTCGCTTTAGTAAATCCATCTGCACTTCTTCCGCCGTCACATCCTGCTGGGGATGGGCTACTGGCTTCGTCACCTTCGCACCCAACGCTTCCAACCCACTCAGTAACCCGCTCATGTTGATTACCCCAGTACTGCGGTCCACGCATGAAGCCATCACCGCCATCATCTTGTCGTCGTCGTCCATGCGTACCGGGCGGATGTCCACGATGGGACAGTTCACCTTCGGCATCGGTACGAACTTATCAAGTCCATGGCATCGGTAGGGAATTGGCGCAAGCAAATGCCACCCGTTATCTGTCACAATCGCCACCTGTGCCCGCTGAATGCACTCTTCGGGTACTTCCGTTGAAACAAAAACTAATTTTCCTGCCATCGCTTTTCTCCTTTTCCTTCCTCCGTCCTGAGCGTAGCCGAAGGGCGGGGGTGGTGATATACTTGCGACCGAGGGTTATTCATTCCCTCACATCGCTTTGAGAAGTCGCCCCTCACATGGGCGGCTTTTCGCTTTTAGCGGTCGTAATCAAGATCACGACAATCAACGTACAGATCAAAAAGAAGGCACCGCATAAGTAGATCATTGTGGTCTCGTCTTCGCGCCCTGGCTTTCCATGTGTCTCAGGATAGTGTTCGCGCTTGCCAGTATTCTTCCCAGCTTCTTCAAAACTCCTGGGTCGTTTGTCATCTCCAGCGCATCTTCGGCTTGCCGTGCAATTACCTGGGCTTCCTCTGCGCTTCGGTCTCTCGCCTCTGCCGCCTTCGACGGCCACGGTTTCGGTTTGTCTGTCATGCGTTTCTTCTTTGCTTTCCCCCCTCTCCTCTTAGGAGAGGGGACGGGGGTGAGGTTTGGGCTGGCTTTCCTTCGGCTAACTCTTGGCTTCTTGCTGGCTTTTTTCGCCGCTGGCTTCTTCATTTGGTACACTCTCTTCATGCTCAAACATCGGAGTACTCAGGAACGCGATCCGCATCT